AACCCGGATACCCATTTGGACCTTATTTTTGTTACTGACATTATTTATCTCCTTCCATACGCTTTCGCGTTCAGCCCTGGTTAGGCATTAAAGGGGCGGTTTCCCGCCCCATCAATTTAAGCAATCGCAGTAGCGTTTTCGCTGCCCGAATAACGAGCGCCGGAAAGCACCGCAACGGCAGAAACAAGGGTTGCACCACCGGGGGCCGACCACTTCAAAATCAAATTAGGATATCCGTCCGTGAGCTCGGCTGCATCAATCTCAATAACATACATGATGTTATCGTTCGCGGATACGTCGATTCCCGCCGTGGTGGCAGTCTGCTTTTCGCTGAGCGTATCGCCAGCATCCGTTTCTTCTTTGTAGTAGGTAAATCCAATCGCGGTATCATTGGTCGGTGTGAAGTTGTCGCATTCCTCGATTGTGATATTGCCAGCATTGGCGTTGGTGCTGCCAGCAGTCACAATGATTGTGGCGTGCTGGTGGTTCTTCATCGAAAACACACCACTAACCACCGCATCAGTGATTGACTGCGGAGGCAGAATGTTTACAACATGCATTTCTTCGGCAATATTCGTTTTCATTGTTTTACCTCCTATGCTCTGGCCGCAAGCGTCACAAAGGGCGAAAGCGTTCGGCCAGCCGTACCCTTATATGGGGTAATAGCAGAATTCAGCACGGGTTGTCCATCAACGCGATACGTAATCCTAAATGCCATTTCGTCATACAGGAACATGATATGCATGGACGAAGCCATCTTCATGCCGCCCTTATCGGCAAGCAAGTATTGGCTCATGTCGGCAAGGATAATATCTCCCTTATCGCCCAGCGCCGCGCACTGTTCAATCGGGATAACCGGACGGCCCTTTAATGTTCCCTTTGTCATGTACTCGTTTGCCACCGGGGACAATACGCCGGCAGTACCGATTGCAATGGTCATAGCCTCGAGCTGCGGCTCAAGTTCCTGGTTAATGAGCCATACGGCGTTTGAGCGATGCCGAGCAAGCATTCTGTTCCACATGCTGGATATGTTCTCATGCACTACGGTATCCGCGGCCTGTCCGCTCTCTTTTGCCTGAGATACCAAGCAACCGGCGTTCAAAATACCAAGCGGCTTTCCTGCTCCGTCACCACTGATAAGAGAATCGTCAACCATGAACTTGATTTCTTCGGTGAATGCCTGGGTGAGCACGCTGCCAAGCGCCGTTGAATCTTCCAAGAGCTCATCGGTCGAATAATACAGCGCCATCAGTTTGTTGAGGTTGAGCTCGATTTTACGGAACTTCGGTTTCGCTGCCGTAACAGTTCCGGCTTCCTCGACCCAGTACGCTTGTACGCCGCCCCAGCGCGATCCAGTTGCCCGGCTCTTTTCGTCAACGCCGTTCAGTTTCACGCTGTTCGCATTTGCGCCTATCGGTATCTTTCGGCATCTTGGAATCAGCACACCAGTTTCAAATACTTCTTTGGCAATCGTCCCAGCAAAATCCTGCTGAACGAGAAAACCGCCCTCGGACGGGATGGCCTCATTCGCGCCGGACGCATTCTTGACTTTCAAAAGCCTCTCGTCAACCGCTCCACCCGGCTTGCAGGAATTCATGACAGCAATCGCCTGTTCGCCAAACGATTTGAACGGCCCTGCATCATGCTTGTTCGGCTCCGCATAAACGGGCTTGTTGACGGGGGTCATGTCCTTGACTTCTAAGCCCTTTTCGTCAAACTCCTTGCCCTCGTCCTCAACCTTCTGCAACTCAATCTTGGCCTTTACGGCCTTGATCTGCTCCGTTTTCGCATTGATTTCATCAGCCGTTACACCGTCTTTATCTTTCAGCGCTTGCGCTTCGGACGTAAGGGTGGAAAGCTGTGCCTCCAACGCTTTTAGTTCTTTTGACTTGTTCATATTGGACCTCCTTTTTGATATAAAAAAGACCCGAAGCGCACGCCCCAAGTCATTTTTTTATAATAACAACCGCCCTAAGAGCTGTTATATGGTTAGTTCCAACTCCATTCTGGCGATTGCTAATTGCCTTTCACCCTTTGGCGGTTCTTTGGACTTTTGTATCGCCACCATACGCTTTATTGCCTCTGTGGTACTGTTCATTATCGCATGACGGCTAAACGCCATTTCCACATCCTTGGCATTATCAGAATAAAGCATTTCGTCAGCAAAACCTTCCTCAATAGCCGTTTTTGAAGACATATACTTTTCTTCATCCATCATGGCAGATATATCCTCACGAGATCGGTTTGTCTTGATTTCATAAGCGTTCATGATGGATTCTTTGACTTCATCCAGAATATCAGCTACCTTTCGTAGATCGCTTGCATATCCATAAACCTCAGTCAAAGGATTGTGAATCATCATCATGCCGGCAGGGGACATGTATATTTTTTCACCGGCCATTGCGATAACAGAAGCAGCAGACATGGCCTTGCCATCTATTTTTACGGTGACGCTGCCCTTATGCTCCATAAGTGCGTTGTATATTCCGGCTGCGGCAAAGACGTTCCCTCCGTAAGAATCAATCCATACGGTTATGTTTTTGCCTTCATATTTTTTTAGTTCATCGCGGAAAGCATTTGGGGAAGTCGTTGAAATCCCAAACCACTCATAAATCCATGCATCATCATCATCAACTATCTCTCCGTTAATCCTAAGCTCGGTGCTTTCCGGCTCCGTTTCGGTTGCTGCTTTATTGACAAATTTCCACATTATGCAGTTCTCCTTCCATCGATCAAGTTATAAATATCTTCGACCAATTTATTGTAGGCCGTGGCTTGATCCTGTTCTTTCCCTGCCTCGATATAGTTCAGAGGCTGCAGGTAGATATCTCCGTTCGCAAGCGGTGGCAAGTTTTCCAGCTTGCGAATATCATTGACGGACAGCCATCCCCATTGCCGCCCAATCGCGTATGCCTCGGCTCGGCTCTTTGCGTCGCCCCTCAAAAGACCATCAATTTTAAATTCGATGTATAGACCTTTTTTGCGCTGTTCGGGTGTCAGGAGCTGCATGTTAATGTTATCTTCAAACCGTTTAAAAATCGGCAGCATCGTATACATCACAAACTCAAGGGAAAGATGCTCGATGTTATTAAACGTTGACCTATCCAGTTTGTTTACGAGATGTTGCGGCACTCTGTATATCCGACAGATATCCTCAATCGAAAAATACTTGCTTTCAATGAGCTGTGCGTCTATCGGGTTTATAGCTATCTGATTCCACTTACCGCCGCCCTCCAAAATTAAAGGCGTTCCAGTATTGGCAAGCCCTTGGTGGTTTTTCTTTAAATCCTTTTTCAACCTGTCAAATGCTTTATCGCTTAATTCGTTCTGCATTTCTATCGCGCCGCTTGGGTTCATTGCGTTTTTGTAAAAATGTACCCCAAACGATTCATAAGAAAGCCCGAGGGCTATGGACTGTGCCGCATAACTAATAGGTGAAAGCCCGAACACCCCATCAAAAGAGAGGTTGGGAACGTGCAATACCTGGTCGCGCCTTAAAGTTTTTTGTGCGCCCGGGTTGCCGTCGTTTATTATATATATCAACTTTTTTGTGGTTGGGTCGCGGTCAATCTTGACGTCGTTATAAGGATATAGCCCGACCAGTTCACCGCTCTTGTTTACCTGTCTTTCGCATACCGTATTCCCGCTCATATCAAAGTTCGCCATCATGGTTTCTTTGAAGCCAAACGGGGCCATTTCATCATTGGGTTGGTAATGCAAAACGTCATAGATTGTTTCGTCTGTTATAGGCTCCCGGCCATCTTTGATTTTTTTGTACAGCATCACCGGCACACTGGCAAACGTTTCGCCACGCACACGGATACAGGAGGAAACGGCAGAGTATTTCATAGCCCTTTCCTGATCGACAGGCTGATCCAAATTAGGCACGTCGGCGCCGCTTAAAAAATCACGTATGTATTCCTGTATACTGCCTGTCGCCAAAACCCTTAAACGGCTTCCTAGACTTAGTTTCATATGCTCTCCTTACAATAGCGAACGCATTCCGCGTGTCTCGTAAACGTTCATTTCCGGCTTCACCGCAAACCGCACATGCGCATTCATCAGCGCAGCAGCGGGGTCAATCTTTTCCTTTGACTTCTGCTTGTTGAGCATCACGTTTTTGTTTTTATCCTCGTCGCATATGGCGTTACCCATCGCCCATGTCAACATAGGATCGTCGTGTATGACCTTTTTATCGTATACATTGTCTCTGAAATCCTTAGTAGGCGCTCCCAGCGTTAGCCATCCCTGGATGATCTCGGCGGGAACA